AGGCTTCACGCTGGACGGCTTGCGATAGCGCGGCAGCAATACCAGCGCTGGCTCGGTGTCTTCCTGGTCGTCGTTCATGATCCATGTGCCGATGACGACGAGATCGCCGAGCTCGCGCATGAAATGGAAGCGGGACAGGTCAATGGCCGGGCTGGTGCGTTCTGGAATCATGATGGCTGCTCCTCGGCTTCAATCGCGAAGTTTGCTTTGAGCCAGTGGCACATGTCTGTCAGATCATTAAAGACGGCCAACTCAGCATTGAGCATTCCGCTTACGCTCGGTTCTTTGATGATGTAGCCGTTATTTACTTTTATGATATAAAGTGCACTTGGATTGATCATTTCAATGCCTTTCGTTCTGCCGGTGTAAGCGCGGCTAAGTCTTCGTCTGAAAGCTGGTCCGGCTTGCGGAACAGGTCTTTGATGCTGGCAATTGGGTTAAACAGGAACGGTAGAACATCCCACGCCCAGAATGAGCGCAGGATTTCCATTCGCTTGCGGCGGTGGAACGTGGTCATCGTGCTAACCGGAGTTTGAGAACACTGGAATAGTTACTCATGATGTCCGCTTGCTCATGCAGCAACACTTTCTCGAAATTTCCTAACCGCTTAAAAATGCCTGTGTCCATAAAAGCAATTAACTTATTCAATCGGTTATCGAGCTCCGCCTTTTCTGCTGCTACGCGCAACATGTGCGGTTCCAAAGGCTTCGAGATCGGAACTTCGATGTAGGCGTTGTCGAATTGCTCCTTGGGCGACCATGAGACATAGCCCTTGTATGCCTCGGTGTTTCTGGATCCGCCGTCGGTGTACTCGACCAGATAGCCTTCGTCGGCGCCGTTCTCGCCGGCCGGCAGGGTCCAGCCGCGGAAGGTGTTGTAATCCTGCCGGTTCATCGGCGTGGCGTTGATCAGCTTGGTTCCGATGTAGCTCTTCATTCCGGCACCCGCGGAGCCAGTGTCAGCTTTTCCTTGAGCAGATAGCCTTCCAGCGCCCAGATCTTGTCGCGGGCATTGCGGAAAGCGATCTCTTGCCCGATGTCGGCGTTGAAATTCTCCGGACTGGCCGATGCGCTCTCGCCCGTGACATTGAAGCCGTTGCGCAGCGTCAGGCAGCACACGGTCAGCGTCGTGCCGGGGAAGACATGAAAGGCAGCGCTGATGATCTGTGCCGTGATGTCATCTGGCGTCAGTCGTGGCGCGTTCAGGCCGCGGGCCTTCAATCGCTCTTCGATCCGGGTTTCATCCTGCGGTACTGCTCCGTCGCGATGGTTCATTTCACTCTCCTTGGTTATGCAGTTCGCCAACTGCGGGGTTTTGATCTTTTCGTCGTGCTGCTTATGGTCGCCATCAGCTCATCGCGCATCTGGCCAAAGCCTCTAAAGGCGTCAGCGCCGTTCGATGCCTTGTCGTGGCGTGGCTCGTCCTTCCAGACGCCGCGGCGGTCGTCCCATTCCTTGCGGTACATATCGAGGTGCTTCAGGCCCTGCGCGCACTCAGTCTCATCGAACCAGCTCGAGGAGAAGGCGTTACGGGTCATCTGGATGCCGGTCTGCACGCGGTCGATGCGCGGCACGATCTCGATGTTGCGCAGGCCGAGCTCTTCGAGCATCTGGCGCGGGGTCCAGTTCTTCTCCATGCCCAGGCGTTGTGTGTCGCCATCGTGCGGCAGGTAATGCCGGCCCCAGACGTAGCCGTGCTTCTGCATCTCGGCGACGTAATGATCGAAGCTCTCGCCGGAATTCTCGTAGTACCTGATCCAGCGGTCTTGCGGCCCGATGCGCTGGTGAAACCAGATCGCCATCTCGTCGTTGAGGCCGATGTCCCAGAATGTGTTGACCGGGATGGCTTTTTCCCATGGCACCTGCGTGATGCGTCCCTGCTTGCGGGCGGCAGCCATCTCGTTGACGTAGTAGCAGCCTTCGGTCGAGCGCTGGAAAGCCTCCTCCGGTGTGGACGGGTACTCCTGCCACATGCGCTCGGGGTTGCTGGAAAAGTCAGCCTCGCGGGTCGCGACGTACCATGCGCGCTGATCTGGCAGGATCTCTTCGCCGACTTCCGCCTCGATCTTGGCGAAATACTCCTCGTCCTTGCGCGTCATGATCACGCCGGTCGGGTCCATGGCGTATTCGGGAGCCTGCCACCATGGGAAGAAGTGAAAGCGGTACTCGCGGTTGGTCAGCGTTCGCTTCTGGTGGTGCAGCGCCAGCGCCTTCTGGGTCAGGTCGTAGAACTCGCCTTCCTGCCCTTCAGCGGTGGATTCAATCACCAGGATGCCCGTCTGAGGCACGGCTGGGATCGAGCCGGTCATCACCTCGGCGGCCTTTTGCGGGTATTTCGCGCAGATCTTGCCGAACTCTGAGATGTGCAGCCGGTGGATGGTGCCCGATCGCATGGACGTGGCCACGCGGATCGATGAGTTGTTGTGGGCAAAGAGGAGCTCAGACGCCTTGTTCGTCGCCAGCGGGAATTGCTCCTTGAGCTCCGGCGGCAGGTTGTCGTAAGCGAACTTCACCTTGTCGCGAAAGATCACCTCGGCCGCGTCTCGATCCTGGGCGATGATGCCGCAGCGCACGTTCGGGTTGAACAGCGCGTGATCGAGCCAGACAAGGCAGATCAACGTCGTGAAGCCGAGCTGGCGGGCCTTCAGGATGATGTTGCGATGGTGCAGGCGCGCAATGAAACGGCGCTGTGCCCGGTTGGGCTTGAACTGGATGACCAGCCCGTCGTCATCCGGGTCGTCCCCTTTGATGATGATCTTGTACAAATTCGACAGCCGCCACATAGGGTCTGCCATATTCCGCTCAAGATCGGCGAGCTCGGCATCAACCTCACTCATCGTGGTCTTCTTTTATAACCGGCAACCCGGAGCCAGCAATGCGCTGCAAAAGGCTTGTCAACGGATTATCCGGCTGCACACCGTGATTTAAATCAACCTTGTCACCGTACTTTCGTGGCGACATACGAGCCATGATCCATTTGCGGGTGTCCACGCGCAGCTTGGACCGGGCAATTACGTCGTGGTCGATGCGCAGGTTTCCCTCATTGTCTAAATAGGTGTCGTTTGTGCCGTCGTCCGAGATCTCCTTAATCTCTTCCAGGTGCCGTTCCTGCTGCATCTCACGCGCTGCGCGATACTTCTTTGCAAACTCCGGCTTGTGCAGCACCCACTGGTACACGGTGACTTCGGCCGGCATCTTGTCATCTCGACAAATACCGATGAGGCTCTCGCCTACGCAAAGACGACTACAAATGATGTCTGCAATGGCATCCGTATAAATACTTGGCCGGCCCGGTGGGCGTTTGGCTGCGCGTGGCTTTGCGGCCTTCTTGGGCTTGGCTTTATTCGGCGGTTTTTTTGTCGCAGTCGCCATGAGGTTTTTTTTGAGTGTTCCGTCGCGTTGACAGCTAAGGAGTTGATAACGATTGTGAACGAATTGGTTCGATTCGAGACAATGGTAACATAACCGAACCACCGGGGAAATTGATGTTGTGCGAATCGATTAGGTGCTCTGAGAGCGCTTACGAAATAACGGAAGAGGTTCGGAAAAACGCTGCTTTGCTGTTTTCTGTCAGGGATATGCGTAATCAGGTATTTCGAATCGAGGGGGTGAGTGTGACTGGCCGTGACCAGCTTCCTCTTGTGACCTCCCCCTCCCTCCACTACCCGCTGTCATTCCCCTTATCGGATCGGGTTCTCGACTTCGTGCGCAGCGCGATGCTCTTTATCGGGTGTGCATGCGAGGCCCGGATGTTCACCGCTGGCTGGTGCCGGGCGATCTCCCCGGATCTCGTTGAGTTTGCGGTCTGGCGTCTTGCCTGAATTCCAGATCGCATCCCAGCCGTTTCCGTAACCGTCACCCGGTCGGCGACCTGAGCCCTTTCCCCCGTGGCTCATTTTGCCCTCGCTTTTGACATGAGCGCGCGATTGTCCGCGAACGCCTCGTTGTAGGATTGGGTCAGCTCGCCAATCCAGTCTTGCAGGAGATCGAGCCTGAGCAATGGATCGTTGTCTCGCCACTCTGGCGGAAACGAAACA